CTGCTGAGATCCTCATCTTCGAAATCAACCTAACTAACCAGTCGGCTCAGTTAGGATCACTTTAAGGAATTAAATAATGGCAACATCTTATTACAAGACTAAATACGACCGAAAATTCACCCCTGGTCAGGGGCTTCCTACCATCTCTACGGATCTTGATTCAGTAAGAGCATATCAATTTGAGATTCATTTCTTCGGTCTTCCTGAAGATATTACGAATCAACCTGATTTAACTCTTGCTGCTAAGAAAATTGGTGGTTTAGAAATGAAGAACGAAGCTATCGTTATTGATAGAGTGAACGATAAGGTTTTCTACCCTGGGAAGACAACTCCTGGGGAGCTTACTGTGGACTTTGATAACCTTTATCTTCGTGAAACAGCTTCTGATCTTTATCGCTACTTCCGTCACACTTATGATCCTCTCACTGGTGAGATGACAAAGAGCGCACAGCCTGGAGGTACTGCTGGTCAGACCTTTAAAGCTGATAAAGTTGAAGTGGTTATGCTTGATAATACTATGACCCCACACTCCACGATTGAGCTTTATGGAGTTTATCCCAGTAGTTGGGCTGCTTCGGAGTTTAATTATGCTACGAATGCATTTCACCAACTGACTGTGAACTTCAAGTATGATTTCATGAATGTTTACGACTACGCTAACCCATCCTAATCAGGAGGTGATGTTTAGGTATCTAAGGGCTCAGTCTGTTACTGCAAGCAGACTGAGCCTGTTTAACTTGGCTATTATATAATATGGATTACTTCTCAGAACTAATGGAGAGTTACGAAAAGCTTAAGAAGCGTACATTCAAACTTACTTATATATCAGAAGCAGAGGATAAGAAGAAGAAGAAGAAGGAGGAAGAAAACCAAGAAGTCAAAGCTGAAGCTGGGGGAGCAGCGGAGACAGCACTTCTAAATATACTAGGCAACGCTGTAAAGGGGAAAGGGGAACCAATCAAAGATCCTACCTACCCAGGACTAGAGGCATTTAAAATGTGGAAAGGACCGAAAGGGACTGTAGTTTCTTATAGGCGTGGACAAAATTATGTATTGGATCAGAACGGCGGTTGGCTGAATACTCCTGGGGCGATACAGAAGAAAGAGGAAATGCTTAATGCTATGGGAGGGGGCGAAGAAGCAAAGCTAAGTCCAGGGCAAGAAGCAGATAAGCTTGCTCAGGACCAAGCAGACTTAGAGGAGTGGCATAGGCAGCAACGAATGGTCACTCTTGGTTCCTTAATATCTGAAGATCCTGAGAGATTTGCTACCATGGGAGATCAGATTAGAGACTTGGAAACTAAAAATGCCTCAGTACTAAAAGAGTTATGTGAAAAAGGATTACTATCTGATATTATCTGTGGAACTACAAAGAAGCCAAAGGATAGAGTTAGACCACAGTACATCGGAGGTTCCCGTAAAATAAGTTTAGAATCTAAGTTAGTTACTGGAACTGGATTTATTAGTTTTGAGGATGGGAAGATGGTTAGACAGCAAATTGGAGAACTCCAAATTCATAATGCGTTTACGACTAATTTAGAACTCTTAAAAGAAATGCAAAGGGGAGACCCAAAGTGTGAGTATGTAAGAGAGAGACTAGGAAGAGTTGGAGCAGGAGATATAGTTCTTTTTACTAATCCTGATGGGGACGGAGATCCACAAAAGGGAGGGGATACAGGAGGTATAGTCCTCACCCCAAATGCTCTTCATAATAGTATGCTAGATCACTTTAAAGATTGTGACATTAAGAAGTATGAATTTAAAGGATCAACCAATGCATTAAACGAAACTAAGGGCCGCTTTAATGAGGGTTTTATGGGACTAATAACCCGAGTATACTCAGCGGTTCGTAGTTTTCCAAAAGGTGCGACTAAAAAAACGAAACAAGGTATCTTAAAACCTATCATTGATGAATTTGAAGATGATGTGCAGGATACTCTAGCATCGCTACGAGAGTTTGCAGGAACAACTCCTATGGCAGACCAAGCTATTGAACTTGAATCATACCCTTTGATGGAGGAAGTTGAGAGAGAGCTTCAGTCCTTAACAGCAGATGGAGGAGTTAAAAACCTCATAAGCCAAATGCTGGTGCAGATGGGAGGGTTAATAAAAAGACTATCAGCAGATGATATTATTGCAGGAGGAACAGCGCAAAGGCTTGGAGGTAAAGTAGATAATTTCTTTTTATATAAAGGAGATGAGGGGTTAGCCCTAGCCCAATCAAGGGCTCGTCACCTTAATCTAAAGCCTGAAGATGTTGTTTCGAAAACTCCTAAAGACTTGTATGATAATGCAACAGAAGCACTAAAAAAGCAAATTGGAGAAACATTAAAGAGACAAGGCTTGTCTGTTACTAGTACAACTGAAATACATCTCTTAAGTGCAGGAAATAAATTATCGGTAGGAAACCAAGTTAAGTTTGGAGATCTTTCCCTTGGTAGAGGTTTGGATATAGCGATGGGTACGGATACTAGTTCATGGGACTCTAAATCTTCTCTTCCTGCTGATGAAGTTGCGTGGTATGAAAAACTTGATAATTCTTTGCAGTTTGATCCGAGCGACTTAGGACCCACAGGTTCAGTTGCAACATACGCTAGTTCCATTCAGGCTAAATTTAAAAGTTGTGATCTCTTATCTCAGAAAGCTTCCTATACTGATGTAGATGGGAACATAGTTCTTTCTAAGCCTAAACAAGTAGCTCAAGCTCTCCAAAGAACGGCACAAGATACTTTTGTCTACGGTCAAAAAGATTCTAATTTTTATGCAGCTTGCACTCAATTGGTTACGAATCCAGGTACTCCTCCACCTAAACAAGTGAGAGAGTTACGAGATCTTACTAACCCAGACAACCAAAAAAGGGCCACGGAATCTTTACAAAGAGATTTCTTAACCCATCAGTTTAAAATGGACTACGACCTTACAGGACCACCTCCTTCTGACTGGCAAGCGAAAAAGCAAGGGGCTACCGACTGCCTTTGTCGAATGGCTGGTGCTACCATTATGGAGCAGACTGAAATGGGACAAATAGTAACTATGGAAGGTACAGATGAGGAACCCTTGATTGTAAATCAAAATGATATTCTTCGTGGTATGGGAGAGGCACGAAGAAATAGAACATTAAAGATTGAATTTTCAGGTAGTACCCAGCACTTTAGCTTTGAAGTTAATGGACAAATGATTACTTATTCAACTAATTTTGAAAGACAGAAAGGTAGACCCGCTATGGTTGGGCATATTTCTAAAGAAGATGCTGCTAAAGTTGGTAGCAGAGTTAAAGCTCTAAGTCCTAAACAGATCCAATCTGATACTATGTATCAGTACATGGTGGGACAGATGAGATTACTTGAGACCTTGATCAATCAAGCCAAAAGTAATCAAGCTCTTTAAGAATATCATCAAAGAGGTATACTCTGTATGTTTTTTCTTCTTTGTGTATCTCTATGTAGTTATTAGATTTGTATAATATATTATAGGGGACTATAGCCAGGGTTTTCTGTCTATCTTGTTTAAATATTACCATTGGTATCTTGTGGCATTTTTCCGAATCTTTTTCACATTGATCTACAAATTTCCAGAAGTCTGAACTATAATTATATAGACTGTATAAGTTTTCTTTATTGTATCCTTTCTTGCACTCTATACAATACTTAAAGTTTAGTGGTGTGATCAAGTCCCCATAAATTTTAAGGTGGTCTGGGAGCGTGTGTGTGGTAGCGAAGGCACCCGATCCAGGAGTTCTTGAAAATTCTGTGGTGTTGAATCTATCATTAAGTATCTTGGCTACGGACCTTTCAAATGAAGACCCCTTAGCCCTGCTGTTTACCCTTTTCTTTTTCTTTAACGCAGAAAAATCATAATTGTCTTCCATAATTTATCACCTACACTATAATAGTTAGATGGATCCCGAGCAAACAAGTATTAAGCTGGATGTCAGTCAATGGAGAATTCGTATAGATGAGCGGAGTAAGAATCGTATGAAATTACAAATTAAACTTTCGAAGGATGAGGCTATCGCCTTCAAGAATTTTGCTGATGTGTGTAAACCAGTAGAGATTACAGATGAGGACTTTATTAAAACTGTCTTCGTGACAGGTATTGAGGCACTCAACAAGCAGCTATCAGACATGGTACAGAAGTATGCCTCAGAGAACAAAGAGGAACTAGCCGCTTCTGGGATCACCGTGATTGAGAATGAGGACGGTGAAGTTAGGTTAGCCGAGACGGCAGTTCTTGAACATGATCTTTCTGGGGCTGCACCCACAACTACTCCTGAAAATTTTATGGACCGAGGCTCTATTAAGAAGGCTCTTAACGAAGATGTTATTAAATCCAATGAACCTAAGAAATACGAGGGCTAATGTATAAATTACACTTCCTTAGAAAAGAGAATGATCTAAATAAGATCATTAGATCCTACAAGAAAGATAGGACTCCCATTAACATCTTGTTTGTTTCTTTATGGGACAAGCATTCTAATACTTTGATAGACAAGATCAAAGAAAAGTATAAAGATGTGGATCAAGGCCAACCTCTCTACATTGTAGACAGCTTCCGTATGCCACACAGCTTTGTTATATATAACACAACGAAGCTACCTCACCTTGTACGCCTAGCTAAGAAGGGCATACATTCAGAGGATTACCTGTCGATGGTGATGAAAAATCTCAGGGTTGTATAAAATCATCCTTCTTTCTTTCGATATAGTTGTCGATTTTTTGCCTGTATTTTTTGTCCCTAGTGTACATCAATTTTAGATTATTGATTACGATGGTTGTAAAATAGTTGAACGCCGTTCCCTTCCTAGGCTTGAAATTCTTAACAGTCTTGAGAACTAAGGCGAAACATTCTTGCTTCGCATCATCAGGATCTACCTTGAATCTAAAAGATTCAATTATGTTGGTGATCAATAGATCAAATAAAGAAACTAGATCATCCTCGTAAGTTTCTGGGTCTTGCTGGTATAATAGGATGATCTCTTCAAATCTCTTGTTATCTATGTAATGATTTTTCATACCCTATTATAGCCATGTTCGATCTTGATAAATTGTACGCAGGGCACAAAACCCATGGGGATAATCCTTTATGTGAGGGGTGTTCCGTTCTGGAGAAAAGTAAACCCTGTCATTCAGTCATGGACTATGAGGATCTTGAAGAAGCTCCTGTTCTGTTTCTATCTGACTCACTTAACTATAGACTTGGAACTATATCTCCTTTCTCAAAAGTTGAGATAGCTTTAATTGATGATTGCTATAAGGAGAAATATAAGATGGCTGCGTCTGTTAAGTGTCCTTCGGTTAGAGAAGTAGACATGACTCCAACAAATATGGGTCTATGTCGCTCTCATTTAGAAGCGACTATAGACAAAGTAAAACCCAAGCTGGTATTCCCTTGTGGAAATCTAGCTATGAAGATGCTAATCAAGAAGAGTGGCATCACAAATAAGAGAGGGAAATCTTATGAATTCACTACTGCTAATGGGCATCGCTGTATCGTTGTGCCTCTTTTTCATCCTTACTCCTGTATTAAAGAGCCTCGCCACACAGTCCTGTTCAGAACAGATATTCAAAATGCGTATGAAAAATATGTACTTGGCAAAACAGTTGAAGGGGACTTTACCTACAAGGTCCTTACGCACATCAAAGCGGTTAAGGAATTAAGTCTAAAGCTAAAAAATTCGTATGAGACAATAGCAATTGACACAGAGACTACAGGGCTGAACTTCTTGAAGGATAGTATTATGACGATCTCCTTTACTTCAAAGGATCAGACCTGGGTTATCCCTCTGGATCATAAGGACAGTCCGTTTAGGAAGGGGGAACCTCACTACGCAGAGGTCTGGGTTATTCTTCGCCGCATCTTAGAGAACCCAAAGAACAAGAAGGTATTCCACAATGCTAAGTTCGACCTAAAGTTCTTGATTAATTATGGGATTTACACTAAGAATGTGTGGGACACTAAGATCATGCATCACTTACTGGATGAGAATATGCCTAAGAGTTTGATGGATCTTACTAAACTTTACTTCGCTAACGAGTTGGAGGATCTTTAGGTTTCATCTTCCAGGGTGTTTTTAAGGTTGTCGAGGGTTTTTTTTCTAAGAGCTTCACCGTCATCGTCCATGGACTTCAAATTATCTCTTTCGAACTTGGATAAAGTCCTTGTTTTTCCCGCTCTCCTCTTGTCTGTCTTTACCTTCTTAGCA